GGTCATAAGTTTCTTCAACGCTAGCTAGACTACGTAGACTTGCTAGAATTTCTTGGTCGATTTCAGCAGTAATTTCTTGAGCAAGTGCTGCCATAATTTCTGCTTCGATGTCAATACCCTGTTGAGCTTGTGCATCCTGTGCTGCCTCAAATGTCCAACGAGCTGATAGCTTGCGGCTCTTAGCTTCTACTGGTGCTTTGAGGATCTGGATGCTCATTCTCTTACCTGGTTGACCTTCAAGCTGTGCTGTTGAAGCAGCTTTAGGATTGCTGTCAACATCGTTACCTGAATAAGCAGCAGCGATCTTGAATGGGCTTAGAGCTTCATCACCTGCTACAATTCCGTCTCCGCTATCTGCATAACGAATACGTAGTGTGTGGATTTGACCAACTGGGCCAGTCATTGGTTGAACACCGATGATTTCATTGGCAATAACAGTGGGCATTACACGACGAATTACTGGAAGGATAACACGGTTAAGTGTTGCAACGTTACCAGCACTGGTTGCACCTGCTGTTGCGGCTTCTGCTAGGTACTTACGTGTGTTCTCTAAGCATACGCTCATTGAAGCACGACGGTTACCTTGTAGGCCTTCAAGCAGGGCATCTTTGGTCTCTGACCATCTTTCATTTAAAAGTTGTGACATTTTATGTCTTCTCCTTGAATATTATTTTAGTCCCGCTAATTTGCGGATTTCTAATATGTTATCTGAGCCTACCTGTGGCTGAACCTTAACTTCGCGATCGCCTGTTACAGCGGTTCCTTCTGTTAACGTAGTTTTTGCTACTTTTTTCGTTTCGCCTTCCAATACTGCGGGTAGGTATTTGTCATATGCGATTGCTAGCTTGTTGGTGTTTACACTTTCAAGCAACTCACGCATTAACTCTCTTTTGTCAGCACTCAATGGTGTCAACAGTTCGCTCATAATAGCCTTACGTTCTGCTAGATCTTTTGCAACACGGATTTCGCGTTCCTTGGATTCAACCAACGTATCCTTCTGCTCTAGAGCTTCTTTTGCTTCGGAAATCTCTTGATCTCTCTTAGCGATAATCTTCAACAGTTTTGCTGTTTCGGATTTTTCGTTTAGGTAAGATGTTGAATATTCCTGTGCAAAAGCTTCGAACAATCTACGTCCAAAATCGTTACTTCTTGCACTGTCAATATCTTCTTTCAACTGTTTGATTTCAGCTGTTAGTTTCTTAGACACTGCTTCTTTAACAACTTCTGAACTTTGTTTGATAAATCTTGCTTTAATTTCATCAAACTTTGCCTTGGCTTCTTTGACTAACTTAACTTTGGTTACAGCAAGATCTTTTTTATCCTGTGCAAACTCATTAATTTCTTTAGCCAGTGCATGTACTACAAATTTTTCTAACCTAGAGAAATTTTCAGCAACCTTTTTACGATCGCCTTGGAATTCAATAAGTTCTTTACCTAGCTGTTGTAAGACAAATGTTTCTAATACTTTTGCATCTGTCTTCATTTTCTGCTGATAAGCGACCTTAGCTTCCACTAGAGCCTTTTTATCTTCAGCAAGTTCAGCCATTTCTACGGCCAATCTATCGCCTAACATCTTGTCGATTGCTTCAACCATTACACTCTTATCGTGTGCATAGCGTTTAGCAAATTCTTCACGAAGCTCGGCAGTAACTTGGTCGCGATTCTCTTGAAGTTTTTTAGTGAATGCAGATTCAAGTTCTGTCTTTGTTTCCTCTGACATAACTCCTGATTCTACTAATTGTTTGAATGCGTCCAACATTTATGTTTTCTCCTCGGGCTTTATTTTAGACCTTTGATAATCTGAAGTAGTCCTTCCTTCAGATATTTTTGGGCCTTTGGATCGTCTTTTGTTTCTTTAGCTACTCTTAGTGCACGATTGCCACCACGCATATTCATCAAATGTTCATATACGGGTGTTGGATATGCACCTGGTGCGCTGGGTTGAGCAACTATATCGACTGTAATAATCTCAAAATCAGATACTTCGCCAGATCTTTCATCAACGTTGCCGCTGCCTCTAGAACTTACGCCAAGTTTTACACCGCTTTCAAGCATAGTACGAATTAAGTTACCCATGGGCGTTGGAAGGATTTTCATCTTTCCGTAACCGTTTGGTCCGTCCATCCACATATCTGTTATCATGTGTGACACACGATCCAAATTAACTTTTAGATCATCAGGATGATCAACTTCACCTAAGACTGAATAACCATTTTGTATCTGATCATTAAGTGTTTTAACCGCGTTGGTAATTTCGTCCACTGGATAAACACGCTGATTAGCATTACGAATTCCGCCTTGGATGGCAATGCCTTTTAGATAAAGACTTTTGCCATCCTTGTCGTCGGATTCTAAGACCACTCTAGCTTGATCAAAGCTTAGGTTTTCTCTTAGATATTTGAGTTGATGCATTCTGTTTTCCGTTATTGTTTCTTAGTAACGATTGCTGTTGTGTTTGTGCCGCTGGTTTCGCCTGCACCTTTTTTCTCAGCACCGTGTCCTGGTTCTTTCTTCAGTGTCTTAACACCGGATTGTTTACCGTCGATGTTGGTTGTAACACCTTTGGTGAACTCACCCTTAACGTTGCCAGCTAGGCTCTTAGCATCTGCACCCATCTTTTTGTCTTCGCCTGCTTTGCTCTGTGCAATATTTTTAGCGGAAGCAGTGGTAGTTGGACGATCTTTAGGATTGTCGTTGACTACTGCCTGCTTGTTTGTGCTGGCTTCTTCAGTTTTACCCGCAACTTTACCGCCGCTGTAGGGCTTACCAACAACTTCACGGTATTCACGCATGAATTGTTCGTCCATTGCGTCAGCTTCGGAATCAGCTTCGGAATCAGCTTCGGAATCAGCTTCAGAATCAGCTTCTGATTCATCGTCGTCCGATTTAACGTCGGTGTCGCCGTCGCTGTCAAAATCGCCAATGTCACCTTCGTGCTCTTCTTCACCCTTTTCTGCTGATAGTAGGGCTTCAAATTCAGCTTTTAGTTCAGCTAGATCATCTTTGATGTCCATGATGTCGTCTTTGGTAGCTGGCTGATCGCTGCCACCCATGTCGCCCATGTCATCTGATCCCATGCCCATTGCAGGCTTGTCGCTGACTGTGTCTAGAACGTCGTCGCTGGCATCGCCACCAATTTCATGTACGCTTTCATCTTCCATGCC